CCGTCATGAAAAACCTAGCTCTTCTCTCCACGCTACTTCTATTTGCCATCGCCATCTCCGAGGCGCGAGCCGACGGAGACTGTCAGCATTTCAACATGGTAAGCTATAAGTGGTTGACCTATGGGGTTGTGCCTATGGGCCAGCCACTGCCAATATCGACGGAATATCGGATGACTGAGTCCACCGTGTATCAGGAACTGGGTTGCTCCGGGGTAGAGGTGTCAACCATGGGTGATCTCCGCACCGTGAAGTATCCATCCGACTGGCAAGGGTTCATACTGATCATCTGGCAGAAGGGGATCATGCGGGGCATCAGCCAAGTTGGCCTAGCCCCCTGAGCCCTGAGCCCTGAGCCCTGAGCTTACAGCTCATCCTCCACCTCGTAGCGCTCCCGTAGACCGACTTCCCATTCGGCCCGATCGACGGTCACGCCGCCGCCGCCTTTCCCGCCCCTCCTGCACCCGCCACCGTCGTGAGGAAGATACAAACGGGTTGGGTCACCCCCTTCGCCACCGTCACTCGCCTCAACGCGAAGCCGAAGCGCCCCTGGAGTTCCTCCAAGCGATCGGTGAAACTCTGCTGCGCCACAGGCGAGACACCGCCCGAGCCGAAGCAGAACGCCCGGTAGACGTTGTAGAGGTCGGACACCGAGGTCGAGCTGACGTTCTGTCCCTTGTGGGCCTGTTCGCCCAGCCGGATACGTCCCTGCTGCTGGAGGCCCACCAAAAAAAGCCGAACGTTGTTGTTGCGCTCCGCCACTCGCTCGGCGCACTCGCGGTGCGAGGCTGGCTCCGTGAAGATATGGCCTTGATCGCGCAGCGCGCGCATTCCATCGACCGCCCACGCGGCGATCGCCTCGCGCTCCTCGTCGATCACCACCTTGAAGTAGTCGTTCACCTTGACGCCCGCCGTCATCGGGAAGGCCTTGTTGAACTTGAGGAACATGAACCGGCGGGTGAAACCCTCCGAGCTGTCGCGCGAGCGCGGCAGGTGGTTGCCCAGAAACCACTGAGCGCACTTCGGCTCGAAGGAGAACGGCTGCTGGTGCTTCTTCTGGGCGACGATCGGCTCGCCGCCGACGATCTGCTTGAACTTCTCGCCGTCGATCATCGACTGCTCCGACGTCTCGCCCGCGATGTTCAGCAGCTTGCCGGCCATCTCCGCTGGCAGGAACGGGTTCGCCCAGTCAGACGGAGCCACCAGCGACACGCAGCCCTTCGGCATCAAGCCTTCAAGCACGAACCTGATCTGCGACTTGCCGCCATGCGGCATACCGAACAGCATGAAAGCCTTCTGGTAGCGCGGAGCCACGCCGAACAGGGTGACGGCGAACGCTTCCTGCAGCAGCCGCACCTTGTCGCCATAGTCGGCGTCGTCGCCCCAGAAGCTTTCGAGCATCGCGAACCAGCGTGGAGCTGTCCCAGCCAGCTCCGGCCGATAGGCGTACGGCAGGACGTAGGTCATGCCAAAGTCGGGGTCGTGCGGCAGCAGCTCGCCGGTCTCCGTGAGGAAGCCGTTGACGAAGTTGATCCCGTTCAACCCTGCCCGCGTCAGTTCCTTCACCAGCTTGGCGCTGTCCTTCAAGACGTTCAGGCCGCCGACGTGATCGCCGCGCTTGCGCATCGCGGGGTAGTCCGAGTAGTTCGTGGCGAGATGGTCGATGACGACGCCATCGGGCATGACCTCCCAGTGGGAACCCTTCCACTGCCAGAACTTGCCGCTGTTGTAACGGATCTCGCCATAGGCCTCCAAGTCCGCCAAGGCGGCCATCGCCAACTCGTTATGGTTGATGCCCTCGATCTCGCCCTTGCGCAGGTCGTTCATCATCTTGCGCAGGTCGGCTGGCTTGCTCCCGGTAGAGGCGGAGACGAAGCGCAGCAGGCGGCTCTCTTCGAGCGTGCCCAGATCGGGGTTGGACGCCACCCGTGCAATGGCCTCCTCGGCGAGGCGCGTCAGCGCGGCGTCGTTTACGCCGCTGCCCCCCCCACCCACGTCCCCCACGCCGTCGCGCGCCAGCTCGGTCAGGATGTACGTCTGAATCTCGGACGACTCCCAGCGGCGCGAGCTGTCGTCGATGATGCCGAGACCGAGGTCCCGCTTCATGTCCTCCGTCAGGCCTGCGTCCCAGCCGATCGGCAACGTCAGCTTGCGCGGGCCGGTGACGTCGCGCAGCACGAACTCGACCAGCTTCTTCACGGCCTTGTCGGGGCTGATCTCGTCGCCCCAGACCTTCTCGACGTATTCCTCGGTCCAGACCTTGATCTCGCCCATCGCGACGAGCAGCGAGCGCTCACCGCGCGTCACGCCCTTCGCCAGCAGACCGGCCTTGGAGACCATCTGCGTATCGCGGCCGCCCGAGGCCACCCAGTCCAGAAGTTTTCCCGAGCCACTCCCGCCGCCCGTAGACCCATCAGCCCTGCCCTTGAGCTTCACACCCGCCCGCACAAGAGCGTCCCGGATCATCGCCTCGATGTCGCTGGGCAGCTCGCGGACCTCGCCCCTCCGCGTCGCCATCAGCTCGGCGAGGTCGCAGTTGGCGACGTACTCACGCTGCGTGTCGGGGTGGATCGACGGCGGCACAACAACCTGCGTGCCGGTGGCGAGCAGCTCGAAGCCGCGACCGCCTTCCTCGAGGTCGACGCGGAAGGTGCGCGTCGCCGTCGTCCACTTGTAGAGCCAGACCTTGCCCTTCTTGCCCACGCGCTCCCACGGCGACGGCGGCAGCACCTGCTTCAAGATGCCAGTGATGACCGGGTCATCGGTGTCGAGGTCGAACGCGACGACGCCGGAGGCCGGTCCCATCACCACGCCGACGTTGCCGTCGTCGTTGGCGAACAACCAGCCCGCCTGCGTCGCCGCGTCGGGCAGCTCCTTCGAATAAGCGGACCAGCCGCGCACCACGGTGCGCTTTTCGCGCGGGATCAGTGGGATCGCGGACAGCCCGGCCGCCCAAAGGGCCGGCGCTGCACTTCCAAACGGGCCCGACATCAATTCTGTTCCTTCATTTCGCTATCCTCAAGCTCATCAGCGGCTTTAACCGTAGTCCGAAGCGCTCTCAGGGCTCCAATGAACGAAAATCGCTGGTCTTTGGACATCACGCCGTCCAATTGGCGGATCAAAATGGCTTGAAACTCGGCAATTTCCCTGACGTTATAGATTTTTTCCTTAATTCCTATCCATTTTTCCAATAGAATTGTCTTCGCCTTCACAAATTGGATGCGTTCGGCCACTTCACCGCTCGTCAAATCGTCTTCGATCGACTTCATTTCCTCAATTGTCTCTTCAATTTCTTTCAACATCTTGTCAAACTTGTCAGCGTTATCATCGAGCCCTACGGATTCTACTTTAACTCTCTCAGCCTTTCCCGAACCCAGTAACAGCCGCAGAAGCCCCTTGAGATCTTCCCCATAGGGGCACTCGGGGTCGTCGAAGTAGCCTCGGGAACCCCGCGCCGCGAACACGACGGCCGACAGTCGGGTCTCAAGACCACTCGGTAGGGTGGGATAAACATTTCGGTGGGGTTGGATAGCCATCTGAGCCTCGGTGGGAGGATTACAATCGGCGCTCAGGGCTTCGTTGGGAAGTCTTGGCGCCTATATCTCTACAAGAACAAACCCCAGCGGGTCTGTCCGCGTCGATCAGTTGCTGTAGATCAGGTGTTGAGGGCTGCTTTCACAGTCCCGAGTTCCTATCTCTTAGCTCTGGCGACTTGAAAGACACACATGGCCCTGACAAAACCCCTCCCCTCACTTGAATATCTACAGTCGTGCTTCTCCTTGGACATAGAGACTGGTGTGCTGACGTGGAAGCGGCGGGAGGATGTGCCGGCGGAGTGGAACACTCGTTTCGCGGGGAAGCCAGCCGGGACGCTGCGCCCCGATGGGTACACGTCTGTTTCCATCAATGGGCGGCGTATGCTGTGCCACCGTATCGGGTGGAAGCTGGCAACGGGCACTGAGCCAACCGGGGAGGTGGACCACCGGGTAGGTGTCCTAGCTGGGGGGCAACTGGATAATCTGCGATCAGCAACGGTCAGCCAGAATCGTGCCAACTCAATCCGTAAGGAGCGTGAGGTGCCCCGGGGGGTTCAGAAGCGCCCCCACGGCTTCACAGCTAGGATACGCCACCACGGCCACCAAAAGTGCCTCGGCTCCTTCCCCACACCTGAACTCGCTTACCAAGCCTATCTCCGCGCCGCCGAGGAACTCCATGGCGAGTTCGCCTACCACAGGCGCGTCGCTTGAACCCGCGCATCCAAGACTTCCTCGCTGGCCTCGAAGCTCGGTACCCATCCGATACGAGCATCATGCCCATGGGGGTGTGGTTGGAACTCAATACGAAGTTGAAGAAGCAGCCATTCTCCTTCAAGGGCTATGAGTTCCAACGCCAGATCGCCGACGATATGCACCCATCGATGTCCGTTATCAAACCATCCCAGGTGGGTCTGTCCGAGTTGCAGCTACGTAAGTTCCTTGCGTTCCTTGCACGGAACACGGCGGTCACCGCGATCTACACTCTCCCAAATGATACGATGCGCGATAGGCTATCTCAAACCCGTATCAAACCCCTTGTTGATAGTGAGCCCGTCTTCAACTCGCTAACTGACGACAAGCCTGTACGCCACAAGGGACTTGTGCAGATCAACGATAGCTTTGGATATCTCACCGGTTCTACCGAGGGTGATGCTACGTCAATCCCTGCCGACATGCTCTTTCACGACGAGATAGACCTTACTGATCAGCGCATGATAGGGCTCTTCCAGTCTCGCTTACAAGCCTCGGACTATCGCATCACACAACGATTCAGCACCCCGACATATATGGGATTCGGTATCGATGCTACATACTCGTCATCCGACCAGCACGAGTATATGCACAAGTGTTCGCACTGCAATCACCATCAGATCCCCCTGTTCGAGCCCCAGTTCGTCTGTCTCCCGGGGCTCGACGCATCGGCCAGCGACACGGCGCTCCCTGATCTAACTGAGGAGCAGATCGAAACAATCGACATGCGTGGGAGCTACGTGCGCTGCGAGAGGTGCGGCCGGCCTCTTGACCTCGTCGATCACACCCGCTGGTCGTGGGTTGCGACGTATCCCTCCCGCAGCACCCGGGGCTATCGTGTTCGCCCGTTCAATGTCCCCCGCTACATCACGGTTCCATATATATTTGATCAACTCAGGTTACGCCGACAGCAGGATGATATCCGTGGGTTCTACAACACGGTGTTAGGGGAGCCATACAACGATAGCAACGCCCGCATCTCCGAGGAAGACATTCACGTCTGCATTGGGTCAGCCGCCGTCCAAGAGCCAGCGAGTGGTGAGTTGCTCACTCTGGGGATCGATGCTGGTCTGATCTGCCACGTAGTGCTGGGATCACTCTCGCGAACGCTTGGGATGTGGCAGGTGCCACACGGAGAGCTGGTTGAGTTCGTCTCCTCCAAACTGGAGCAGTACCCGGGTCAGATCATCGGGGGCTGCATGGATCGCTTCCCCTTCGTCCCGACAGCGGAAGAGATCAGGGACCTACCCTTCGCATCGAAGGTCATCATGCCCACCGCCTATGCACGCGCCGACGCGGTTCCGCTCACGCTCGTCAAGGATGAGTTCGACGAGCCTTCGCACTATGCCGCGAACCGCACACGCGCGCTTGACACCGTGGCGAAGGTCATCCGCCAACACTCCTTGACGCTCAATGGCTTCGAGGGGCAGCAGCAGTTGGTGATTGATCATCTCAGAAACATGATCCGCATAGAGAAGCCAGATGTAGCACCCATCTGGGCGAAGGTCTCAAGTAGTGACCATTTCTTCCATGCTATCTCCTATATGCTACTCGCGTTCCGTATGCGGGATGTAACAACTTACAAGTCACAAGCCGACCTGCGATCCACGGCCTTTATGTTTGGATCTAACGTCTTTGAAGGCGGCAACGTCAGCTTACATCAGAAGCAACCGGCCACGATGCCCTTCTTCTGATTTGAGGAACGAGACCTAGTTTGGCATTCTCCCTCAAAGATCTCCTAGCGCGCGTCCCGCTCTCGCGCAAACCGCCGGCTGGCGGCGAAACCCGAACACCCACCTTCCAGCCCTATGCCCCCAATTATGCTCTGGCGATGCCGACATATCTTGAGCATATGTCCGACGTCGCGCAAGAGCGCGCGCAGATGGACAGCAAGGACCTGATCAAGGACCTGCTGAAGAACGACCCCGACATGAGCGCCGCGCTCCACGCCTACCTCACGCTGGGCGACACCGAGATGATCGCCTACGCGGTCGACCTCGACGGCAACGTCGACCCCGACGGCACTCGCAAGGTCCACCGGCTGATCACCAACATCACGCGGCAGGTAGATTACACGCAGGGGTTCACGCTCAAGGAGAACCTTGCGCAGCTCAACGCGAACATGCGGTACTTACTGCTCATGCGTGGTGGCATCGGCTCCGAGCTGGTGCTGGAGAAGCTGGGCTCGCCGCCGAGCCTTCGGCTGATCGACACCGCGTCGCTGCGCTGGTTCGAACCACAACCCGGCCACTACCTCCCCGGCCAGCTGGTGATGGGCGATCCCCTGCCCCACTTGCTCGACATCCCGACGTTCCGCGTCTCGTTCTACCGCCGCGACCCGACGTCGATGTACACGTTCTCGGACTTCGTCTCCGCGATCAACACCGTGGTCGCGCGCCAGTCGGTCATCAACGACCTCTACCGGATCATGCGCCTGACGGGCTACCCCCGCATGGACATCGAGATCATGGAGAGCGTGATCATCGATAACGCGCCGCTCGACATCAAGGCGGACGGCCAGAAGCTGCGCGTCTATATCCAGCAGCAGATGGCGGCGATCTCCGCCGGCTTCCAAGGCATCCGCGTCGATCAGGCGCTGACCCACCCCGACACCGTGAAGGTCAAAATCCTGAACGAGAAGGCCGCCGGGATCGCGGTCGACATCAACCCTGTCATCGACACCCTCAACGCACAGAACCAAGCCGCGCTCAAGACCATGGCCACCGTGATCGGGCGCGGCTCCGCTGGCGTCAACACCGGCTCGGTCGAGGCGCGCATGGCCGCGCTCTACGCTGATCAGCTCAACCAGCCGATCTCCGAGACCTGGGCCGGCCATCTCTCCTACGCCATGCACCTGCAGGGATATGCAGGCTGGGTCCACGTTCGCTTCCGCCCGAGCGAGCTACGGCCGGCGACCGAGCTTGAGCCCCAGCTGGTGCTCAAGGCGCAGCGGCTGCGGCAAGATCTCAGCGACGGCATTCTCAGCGACGTCGAGTACACGCTAGAAATGTATGGCCGCATCCCGCACCAAGACGCGCCGGTGATGTCGGGCACCGGCTTCATGGACGCGAGCAACATCGCGGGTGGTGAGAACGATCCGGGCGACGCGGCGGCCGACGTCTCCCCCAACACCGATCCGCTAGGTCGTTCCGTCAGTCCCAAGAAGACAGGGATGACGAAAGCAAACCCAAAGAAGTCGAAGCCAGTAACAACCACTAAGAAATAATAAGTCTCAGGTTGTGAACGCCATCTCTACTCACGAGATGTGACGGGCACCAAGGACCCATCATCAACCATGAAACAAGTGACGCTCACGCCAGACCTCCGCCAGAAGCTGCAAGACGCAGCTGGCGCTGGCGTGGATGTGTCCAAGCACGCCGTCTACGAGGCGGTGGGTCTCAACACCAAGCCCGTGCGCAAGGATCACCCGCTCTTCAAGGGCGCGCGCCACTCGGCGAACTACCTCAACCAGATGGCGGGCCAGCTCAACAAAGAGAGCCTGCCGCTGCAGGTCATGCACGCCGACCAGATGCTGCCCGCTGGGCGCGTCTTCTACGGCGCGGTCAACAACATGGGCGACGGCCCCGAGCTGCGCCTGCTGTTCTGGGTCGACCCGCTCAACGAAGACCTCATCTCGCTCATCGATAGCGGCACGCTCGATCAGGTGTCCGTCTCGACGCTGGCGAAGAACGCCTGCTGCTCCACCTGCGGCTGGGACTTTTTCGGAGCCAGCTCCACCACCGACAACATCTTCTCGGGCGTCTGCGGCAACGACCACCAGCTCGGCAAGGACGGCGCGTACGCGAAGATGGATCAGCTCGACCAGTGGTTCGAGATGAGCCTCGTCGGGCGCGGCGGCGCGACGGGGGCGTTCATCTGCTCTCCCGCCAACTCCCTCCTCACCAACGACTTCCGTCTTGCCGCCAGTGGCAAGGCCGCGTCGTGGCTGACCCTTTCCCTTTCATCCGACGACCTGGAG